AACCGATAACGCATGGAACCTTTCCAGTTCCTAAAGGGCAAAGCTGCAAAGCAGCTGGCCGTCAAATGGTGTTCATTATAGGTAATGTCCAAGTTCTCGGCCCACATAGTGGGCCCGACTCGGACGTTCCAGAGAACATCCTCAGGAGGCCTGTCCACATCCCACATAAAAGTGGTGAGATAGGACTCCCTTTGTGCAATATGCGAAATGGCCATCTCGTCAGTATCAGATAGACCCATGGTTCGCGGGTCCACACACAATTCTTGCTTCACATCAAGAGACAATTTTGTGGTGGAATCCGGAACATTGACATTGGACATGTTGCCAAAATACGTTGGACGTATGGGGTCAATATCTGATACGACTGGCGGGCGTGAATAGCCTAAAAGCTTCGCGGTTCTGCCGACCGCTCCAGCCACCATTTCGGTGGCCTTGGCATAGGGGGCAAGGACGGGGACATTCGTCAACACTCCTGCCATGGCTGCTACCACCGAAGCCGGTTTAGAGATTACACCTTCTCCGTACTCATCGGCTTGGGGATAAAACTCACTCTGAGGGACTAATGCCGCGCTCTCAATCGATGTGGGGACAGAAAGACTGACGTCTTCTGCCCAAGCAAAAACCGAGATTGTGACATTGTCATTGGCGCCATTGGCGTGTCGCAGGGGAGCAAAACTCTCTATTTGTATAATACCCATCTTGTTCCATTCTCCATTAGGGATGGACAAAGCATTGACGGGCCAGACAAACGGTAGAGTTAGCGTACCTCCTTGCGACAGGGTGGGATCAAGATAGACATGTGGGCGTTGGCTCGCCTCCACAAAGTCTTCTATCACACCTGGACGGAAAACTGTAAACGAATCGGACTCGGGCAAAGGCAAATAAGCTGCCATCGCTCTGCCGAAGTGAAAGCCATTACCATTTAGAATGATCTTGACCTTCAAGTTACATCGTAACAGGTGGAAATTCGTGATCCGGTTCACAACCTTGGGGTTCTCGAAGAACAACTCCCAGGGGTTGAGAAGAGAGGTGACATTACTGCCCACAGACCAGTCTATTGTGGCAATCTTCACCGGACGCGAGAAGAAATTCTCAAGCGTCGCGTCATTCGAGTCAGTCAGTTTATACGTGTCATCAAGCTGAGAGTTAACAGTATAATTCCAATCCGACTCGGCGTCGTTGAACGCGACGTTTTCATGAACCATTGTTGCAGGTTCCGTTTTTGTAGAAAAGTTGAATTTCGTGGTAATGCGTTTAAATTTAGCACAACTCGTGAAGGTACATTAACCAACCCGATAGCGACACCGTTTGTGAGTACTGCAATACTCTCCCCTAAAAAGGGGTGCTCCACGAGGGGAGCGCAACGCACAGCAAGCCTAATCGCCTATGTATGAGGTGGTGAACCTGCATCGGCGATTGGTAAACCAATACTGTGCGGTAGCTTTTAGCGTGAAACCGGAGCTACATCCGGCTTTACCATGAGTTTAATGTCATCGGAGGACCGGTGGGGCGCAAGCGCCCCTAATCCATGAGTTTAATGTCATCGGAAGACCTGTGGGGCGCACGCGCCCCTACTCCATGAGTTTTTAGTCATCGGAGGACTGAACGGCCGCAATCCGTTCATCCGTGAGTTTATAGTCATCGGAAGACTCTGAGGCCGCCTGCCCCTTCTCGCTTGCGCCTTCTTCTGATGGATAATACTTCTGTCTCCATCGTTCGACTCGCGCATCGAAATCCAACGTTAACTCAGGAACCATATGCTTTAGGCCAGCAGCCATAGCTACTTTGTTCATTTGTTCACGTCTCATCTCATACACTTGTCTACCATGCGCAAACCACTCACCAAGAGCTGATTGCAAACAAGACGCCGACACCTGTTCTTTCGTCTCCTTTGTACTCTCAATGTTGGCATGAAGACTTTTAAAAAT